ATAGCATGTTGTATTGGTATGATACGGCAATGCAGATTGATTCGCTGTATCAAATGGAACGGTTGAAGGTTACCTACTACGCGAAGATAACAGGCATTCAAGCAGCGAGTTATGAAACATTAGCGGAGATATATAAGAATAAGCAGAGCATTGAAAAGGCGATTGCAGTTGAAAAGGACAATGAAATAGGCGAATTAAAAAAGAAAAACAGACGGTTAATAATTACTAACACAGCACTCACACTCGGTATCACAGGACTGGCTTTTTCTACTATATATTTTGCAATCCTATGAACATGGCTTTTGAATTACGAGATGTTATTACAATTCTCGGTGCAGCTATATCACTTGCATCGTTATATTTTGCACTAAAGCGCAGCGTGGATAAGTTAGCCGGGCAAGTGCGCGGAATAGACACCTACCATAAAAGAGAAATTGAGATGATCAACAATGCGCTCAAAGAACAGAAAGCTGAATTGAATAGTAAGAACGATAAGTTGGAAGGGAAGATTGATGCGATACAAACGCAGATTGCCATGATTAGTTCGCACCTTGCTGAGCTTAATGGCTACTTGAAAGCAAATAAGTAATACTATGCATACAATAGACCGCGAAAAGCTACATCGTGAATTGCACGATGGAACAGGACCTGTTATCCCACGCATTCGCGAACTAATTAAAAAGTATGGCTTAGATATTACAGTTAATTCATTAGAGAAAAGCTACCGCAGATATTTAGATAAGATAAATCTGCAACCGGTCAAACCAACTCCACAGCTTCAAAAGCTGGATAACCATATAGGTGACTTCACCAACATGGTTAATGAGTTGATTCCACAAGAAGCGAATCCCCTTGACCTGCCGCCATCACAGGAAGCGAACTACAAACCTTTCAAGCTACCGACAAACCACAACAACATTCTGTTGCTGTCGGATATTCACGTGCCATACCACAACATTCAAGCTTTAACGCTGGCACTGAAGTATGGTTTGGATAATGACGTGAATACAATCCTGCTCAATGGTGACATCATCGACTTCTATGCTATTAGCAGATTTGAAAAGGATCCACGCAAACGGAACTTTGGGCATGAAGTATTAATGACAAGACAATTCTTGCAGACGTTACGCAAGCTGTTTCCAAATGCTGCGATATATTACAAGTGTGGCAACCATGATGTGCGCTATGATCACTATATCATGCGCAATGCACCTGACCTTTTGGGTATGGATGAGTTTAACTTTGAAAGTTTGATGAAGCTGGATGAGTTAAACATCACTTTCATACCGGATAAACAAATCATTCACGCAGGAAAGCTTACTATTCTGCATGGGCATGAATTGGGCGCATCAGTATTCAGCCCGGTAAACATCGCACGCGGTCTATTCCTACGTGCAAAAGACAGCGCATTGTGTGGTCACCACCATCAGGCAAGCGAACACACCGAGCCAAACATCAATGGGAAGATTACTACCTGCTGGTCTGTTGCGTGTTTGTGCGAATTGCATCCTGATTACATGCCCATTAACAAGCACCATCATGGCTTTGCACATGTGCGTGTATTAGATACAGGCGAATTCGAAGTGAGCAACTACCGAATAGTAAACGGTAAGATTCGTTAAATGAAAAAGCCCCCGACGTTTCAGGGGCTTAGTCATTCAAATAACAAAAACATTTAACAATTACACAAACGCTGCAAAGATATCATGAAACGCAAGCAACATCCAAAAGTTATCCATCGAAAGTTAGGAAGGGAACGTGCGGATGGATTGTACTGCGATAACGTTATCGAGATAGATCCAACGTTACCGCCAATGCGCTACATGATTGTTCTCATTCACGAATACCTGCACCACATCCAACCGGAGTGGAGCGAAGAAAAGGTGGATGCTGAAGGCGAAGCTTTAGGTCGCTTTCTTTGGAAGCATGGCTATCGCAAGGTGCAGCAATAATTAAAATCTACCAGCCAAACCTTCCGAATGTAATTCGCTGTGCATCCAGTCCCGGATGCGACCAAGCATCTTATATTGCTCAGCTGTTAGTTCTTCATTCTGTTCAATGTTTCGTATTTGCTGTAACAGATCAGCAATCATGTCATAATACTTCACACCATTCACAGCGCAATCAAATGCGTGCTGGTCTTTGTTCAATTCAAATGTTAGTGTTGCTTTCATCTTGTATGGTTTTATTTGGTAGTCCTGCTTTACAATCTGTATATCCGTCATTGTACGAATCATGGATGTGATTCATTTCAATGGTTTGCACTGCGTTCAATAGTCCTTCCATTTCAGCCCACGTCATGCGTATGGCTTGACCTTTGAACTTGCGCTTTAATGCCAGATGCAGTCTGCGAATGGCTGTTTCTTTTTTCATTTTGCGTATTCGTCTTTGGTTAACAGAATTGCTTTCATTGCTTGTGTATAGGTTGAATGATTTAAACCATTATTTAAAATATCTATCAGAGCATTATATATTTCAGGAGATGCAGCAAGAAAAAAGGCATCTTTTGATGTTAATCCTCCAACCGGATTATCATCATTTACTTGGTCTAAACCTACCATCATAATAGGACTAATACCATTGTTCTCTTGTTCATCTCCATAATAACCTCGCAGCAAAATATTTGCTCCATTTTTCATTGGTGTCCATTCATTACAATCTACGCAAAATTTGTATTTAGTTTTTAATAAAGTAGTGTTTGTCATAAATATTTTATTTCTTTGGTTATGGTAAATAGGTCTTTATTGACCGCTTTGATTTTGTGAAATAGGTTGTCTTTGACATAGCGTGTCTTTGCATTGATGTACATGTTAAGCAACACCAACCGTTCTTCCTTTAATTCATCAAGCGGCATTAGGTTTCTTTTGGGCATTGAGTTTTAGTATTTCATTTTTGACGTGGTGATAGTATGCTTTAACGGAATAGTATTCACCTGTTCCTTCGAAGTCCTGCATGATGTCGCTGGGTGCGTTTGTGATTGCTTCATCCACGCAATACAAAGCGCAGTTGATAGCTTTGAAATGCACCTGTGCTAACTGAACTTCCTGCGATTCACCTTCGACTATATCAAAATAGTTCGAGTACAGTTGCCATGCTTTATCCTTTGCTTTCATATTGTTCTATTGCTTTAAAGATTTGATATACTACTTGTGGCACGATTGCATTTCCGTATGCCTTTATGCTTTCAGTTCGCCATTTTGAAAAGGTAATTCTGTCCAATTCGGTGGGAAGCCCATCATCTCCGCTACAAACCGGGGATTGAGTTGGGAATTGTTTCCAGCTTGTTTTGCCATTTTGCCGATTCCATTTTGGTTTTGATTCGCTGTCGCATTGGTTAAATCCATTGCTGTCGGAGTTGGAAGCATCATAGCTTTTGCCATTTGTGTTAAATGCAAACCGTATTTCGTTCCCGTTGTTTTGCTGATATTTTTGCCTTCCGTCAACTCCCGTTGATTGTGTGAATCCGTTAGTTTTACAGTAGGCAACAAACCAAATTCGCTCTCGTTGGTGTGGCGCATTGACTGCGCTCGCAGGTATAATAAAGGGCGCGACTTGATACCCAAGATTTTCCAAGTCAATACACACCTCGTCGAATACCATCCCTCCATTCCAATTAGTAAGGCCGCGAACGTTTTCGCCCACGATGAAACGCGGGGCAATCTCTCGTATTGCTCGACACATTTCGGGCCATAGATGGCGTTCATCTTTTTTGCCAAGTCGCTTTCCTGCTGCGGAGTAGGGCTGACAAGGGAATCCCCCGGTGAGAACATCAATTTGGTTTGCATATTTTTTAAAGTCACTTTTCGTTATATCGGTGAATAGTTCTGCATCAGGCCAATAATAATTTAGTACACGCTGTCCAAACTCATTCCATTCGCAATGAAACTTGTTTTCCCAACCCATCCATTCGGCTGCTAAATCAAATCCACCTATACCGCTAAATAGTGATCCGTGTGTCATACGTTCAAAGTATTTAAGTATTCGCGCCACATTGGTACACGCTCCTTAAGCTTTGCTATTGCATCGGCATCAAACTCCACTACTTTTTCGTGTATGCGTTCTTGCACTGGTATATCATATTCCCAATTCGCAAGGTCGCTTTCAAGGTTAGCGTTTGGATTCTCATTCAAATAGGTAGGCATGTCGTAAATCATGTTACGTTCAATGCGCGATGCCTTCTTTATAAATTCATCGTTGCCTTGCGGATCAATAAGATTCATGCGCAATGATAGGCGGTACTTTTCCGTATCTATCATTTGGCTTGGCGCATTGACCAGCACGAAACAAAACGTTGCCTTAGGCGCACCTGTTAGCCAGCAATAAGCTTGACCTTGCCAGTAGTAATCTTTGCTCAACTCATTCACCTTTGCATCAATGAAGGTGTGTATATCCCAACTGCTTTTAATATCCGGTACATTGATTACTTCATTGCCTTCTTTGATTAGCAAATCGGGTGTGCCTGTGATGAAGTCATTTTGAAAGTTAAGTTCATTCTTGAACACGATTGCGCCACGTTCCCTGCGCCAAAGGTCGATTGCATCATTCTCAACAGCCAAACCCTTTTCAATGTACTTGTTGCTGATTTCTTTGTAGCGTTTATACTTGTTCTGCACATAGATTTCCAGCAATGCGCTTTTGCAGGTTTCACTTAGTCCTGTCTTTGTGCGTGCATCGGTCATAAGCTTACCAAGCTGCGATGCTCTAAATTTAGTTTGTTCCATTATGTTCTTGTTATTTGTTGCGAATGTATTACAGTAGTCCTGATAGCTGCTGCTTTTTAACATTTATTAACGGTTCGATTTGATTGAGCAGCTCAGGTGGGCATGCCTGAAGAATGATGTCGCAATCATCTAAGCTATGCGCCTTTTCAATTAATTCGTGTAAGTATTGCACATCCTTATTCGCTGAAGCCAGCGTGCCTTTTAACTTGAATGGCTTATACACATCCACGTTCTTGCGATTAAGGTCACGACCTAACAACTTGCCGAATGACACAGCAGCGTTTTTAAGGCACTCTGTTTTAAGTTTAGGAAACGCAAGGTCTAAAGCATTAGGTTTCTTATTATCTGCGTTCAATGCCCACCTATTGCGTTCTATTGGATCTGCGGCAATGTGGCTTGGCACTTTATCTACCATGATAACAATGGATGCTGCACCTGTTCTGCGCAATTCGTAACCGGTTATCGGATGAATCACAACAAGGTCAAGTGAACCGACTACTTCATTCGCCATGCGTTCCCATTTAAAATTCTCAGTGCGCCAATGCCCGAAGAACATTTCATCCAGTGTGGTTTCAACGTGGCTAACTACCAGCGTGACGGCTTTGCCATCGGGTGTTTTTTCGATGCCTTCCTTATCAGGTGCAGCGTTAAGCATTTGCTGAAACTTCTGCAATGCTTCTAAGTTGTCTTTGTGAAATGAGTTCATGTTATTGTGATTTAGGATTAATACTTCATTAGGCAATCATTCAGTTCTTGACAGTAGCTAAGAATGGCAAAGAAGATTGCGCCCCATACGATGTACTTGATTACTTTACTTGCTTTCATGTTGTTGTTTTTTGTTATTGATGGTGCAATGATAGTATAAATACTTACACCACTGCTGTTAAAAATTGTTAAAATTTATACCCTCAACAGTACGGATTAAGGAAGCACTCGGAGATTTATATCAATCAGGGTATAAATTACGCCCACGAATAGCTGCCGTAATTCGGGAACAATTCGAAGTACATGCGCATCATGATAGCATCTGCGTAGTCAGGTGACTTGCCATGCATCCGGGCTATTTCATCTTTGCTTATCACAGCGAGTTTGCCATCTGCTTCCGGTTGCCGCCTGCGTATCATGTCCAGTTCTTGAACAATCACATCACGAAACTGATTCACTTTGAAGATTACTTTGTTCTGCTCAATCAATTCTGCAAGCTTAAAATAACATTCTGCTTTTTGGTTCGTATATCGGTCGGCTTGTTTCGCTCTGCCACCATTTAAGAAACCGCGACACTTTAAACTATCCACTACACCACCGCCCACACCATCTTCATCGCAGATCACATTGCTAAGTTTGATACCATGCCTATCACATAGCTGGCGTATGGTAGATACAACTGTTGTAATTGGTTGCTTTCGCAATTCATGTATTTCGATTAGGTGCAGTCCATGCCATACACAAATCACACTTCTATCTTTTCCAAGTCGCGCGATGTCGGCACTAATATACTTTTCGCCTTTGCTATCTTCTTCCCGGAAGCAGCGCAATAAATCTTCATACTGATATATCCAGTCCACACTTTCGTCATAGTCCCAATCGCCTTCGAGCAATCGCTTTCTATCTGCTTCAGGCAGGCGCATCATCTTTGCTTCATAGACTGCATCAGGATTGACTGTATTATCCTTCATCAAAGCTTCCACAAATGCTTTGTGTGGTGGCAATAATTCTTTTTTCCATGGATGCCAATAGTCATTGTATAACCAACCTTTTGATGGATTACAACTCATCAAACCTTTTGGAATACCACCAACTAAATTGTAACGTACACGTGTGTCGATTATATCAACCGCCTTTTTTGTCATTTCTGCAACCTCATCTAAGAAGTAATCAGTAATTTCAAGTGATCCAAATCTATGGAAATCGGGATCGCTGGGTGTAGCTGCCATATCCATTAGGATGGTTTCACTACCATTGAACCAACGAATCATGTTTAGTTGCCCATTATACGTGTAGTGTTCACCTGCCTTCAATCCCATTTGGGTGCATATCTCCCAAAAGCGAAGCATGGTAGATAATTGCAGCTTCTTTAATTCAGCACGACCTATCAAACCACGTGTATGTGGATGCTTCAGTCTGCGTGCAATTTGCCAATAACAACCTAACCATGTTTTACCACCATATACACCACCGCCATACAACACCTGCTCTACATTGCTGGATGTAGATAGGTGTCGTAGGGCTTGCTCTTGTTTGCTATTGAATTGGGCTTGATACATTGTTAGGTAAACAACCCGATATACATTCCAACCAAACCACCGCATAGTGTGGCTATCATGTCCAGCGTGCTAAATTGTTTTTCCTTTAGCACAGAATCATACAGTTCTTTTCCTGCTGCAAACGCGAACACCACCACCATCGAGAATGGTGCGCTGAATATCGAAGCCGCAGCAGCGTAAATAGCAACACCATACACTGCATGGTTTGCTTTGTCTTCAGGTAGGATAGGCAGGTTCATTAGAATGGTAAATCTCCTGATGGATCATCTTGTGGTTCGTCACGCTTCACCATTGGCTCGGACATCTTACCTGAAAAGAACTTACCATTCTTCCCTTCTTTAACCCATGCAGCCAGTCGCATCTTCTTTCCATTCACCATGATTTCACCTGTGTACTGTGGACCGTTGTTAGCCACGTTGTTGTTCTTGAATAGGGTGAACTGCCCTTCTTGCATTTGATAGTTGCTCATTGTATTTAATTATTGATTATTCCGATGTCTTCAATCATTAAGCTAATTGTGGTCTTGCCATAGAAGTCTTGTGTTTCTACTACTTCAAAGGTTTCATGGTCGATGCTATGACCATTGATAAAACCTATATAAATTTCAGTATCATCGTGATACTGCGCAAGCTTATCCCACAATTCGCCTACTGTCATAACTTGTATTCGTCTTTTTCGGTTAGCAAATGTAATTCTTCAAAGATAAGGCGCATTGCCATGTTATCACTCATTGCTGGTCGCATACTTCGCTTAGCTGTTAGCACGAATAATTTGCGTAGCAGCTCGGTTTCGCGTTGTTTATCGTATTGCTTCATTTGTGCTCTTGGTTATATGCAATGTTTTCAAGAAAGTGAACCATGTGATTTGCTAACTCCATCACATCGTAATAATTCATACTACCTGATGCACATTGTGCTTTTACTATTTCGGTTGCCATTTGTAATGCAAGCTGTCTGTTATCCATTTCAGTATTCATTTTGCGTTTCGATTAGTTCCCTGTAACGTTCCTGCCTGTATTCAGTAAACTGATACGGCTTGTTTTTGTAAACCCGGAAGCGCATGTCGTTGTCCCATTGCGGCAACGCATCGTATTCGCGCATCAAAGCTATCTCAAGTGGTGGTGGATTTTCCCTTTTCACTTCGCGCACCGGTTCTTCTTTGATGCTTAACTTATCTGCTGCCTGTTGCATAGCTTCCATGATTTGCGGATGCTGGAACATTTCGTAGATATTGTTATTGCCTTGCTTCTCAAGATTAATTCGTTCACTTACGGATTGCCTTTTACCCATGAATTTTTTGATCCACTCAAAGAATACTTGCCCATCTATTCGATTATACACTGGTCCGAATTCACCTTTCATTGCCATACGGAAACATACTTGCAGTTCATCCACACGTAAGTAGTAGTAATCTTCTAACATTAATTCAGCGGTTAATGCAAGTTGCTGTGCATTCATTGGCTGTTGAAGATTAAAGTATTGTTGGCAGCTATCCATCATTGCTACCATTACAGCAATCGTTGCCTGTTGGCTTTTATTCTTTCTAAGTTCAGCAAATGTTGGTGAAGTTTTAGCTACCAAAATCTCGTGCAATTTGACTTCGGTACTGTTTTCTAAATTCTTCAAGTTCATTATGGCGTTTTGCTCTTTCATCTTGAATTACATTTTTTGATTTATTATTTTTAATTTTATCCCATTCTCTGCGCATCCAGTTGCGCACTGTACTTTGCCAATCTTTCATTGATGCTTTTCCGACTATCCAGCCATTGGCTTCGTAGTGATCCATAAACACACGAGCGAAATTAACTAACTTATCTTCTGCAAGGAAGCTTCCACCTTTCATGTTCAGTTCGCCCATCAGGTTATACACTTCATGTTCTTCCGGTTTAACGAATCGTTTGCGCGTTACTTTTTTTTCATTTGCATCTTCAACTATAACTTCATTTATATTTTCAATTTCATTTTCATTTACATTTTCCATATGTGGAACATATGTTTTAGATATGTTCGACACATCTTTTTTAGTTCTATTGTTTCTTCGGCTATCGGAATAAGCTTTACGCTTCTGCATTTCAATGCTTAAACGCTCGTTAAAAAAGAAACCTTCTTCATCTTTTACGAATTTGCCGAAGACATCAGCATCATATGAACCACATATGTGCAACATATCTTTTTCGGACAGTCTTCCTTTACTATGCTGAAGGCACAGAAGGGTAATGTACTTACCCTTCTGCTCCATGTTCAACAGCATTGTTCCGGTTAAAAAGTCCGAAGAATAAAAAAGGAACGCTGGATCCTTCATATCATGTAAATTTTAGTAAACCTTTAGCACAATGTTCAATCGAGTTAGCGCGTTCAACTAAGCTTTGAATTTGCTTACACACTTCATCATGATTGTAACTAACGTAGTAACCTTTGCTTGTACCAATAATTGGTAATGTGCCAGCACGACGTAAGTGGTTAATCATTTTACGCAATCTTACACCACTAAATGAAACGTTCAAAGAATGGTTTGCAATATGCCTTTTCATATCACTTACAATCTTTTCGCTTTTAGCTGGTTGTTGTTTGGTGTAATTGTTTAGAATATCAGTAAGTGCATCCAGCAAACCGATTTCCACTGCGTTCAATTCGCAAGTTAATTCTTCAAAATTGGTAATCATAAAAGTAAATACCCACCACTACACGCAAAGGACTATCCGCGCACGATTGTGCTATGGCAATGCGGTAATGGTGGGATTTGTAAATTTTTTCATACGGATAGTCGTTGCAAATATAGTCAAAGCTATTCTGCTTCCAAATACTTTTTGATAGTTAATGTGAATTCTTCGAATGATCTGCAGACTTTCACGCAGTAACCTGCATTGATAAGCTGCGCGTGAATGATTTTCTGTGTGTCGGATAGCTTACCCTTTTCGGTCTTCATCTCAATGAACAGGGCATGATAACCACCTGATGCCATGCAAACCATAAGGTCAGGCATTCCGGGCATTGCTCCTTCTGCTTTCAAGATGTTCCACCGCTTAGCACGTTGCACTGGTGTACCACCAATGAACACACCGTTTGGGAATGATGCAATAAGTGTTCGTGGGAATGAATAGCGAAACCATTCAACGCAACGCTGCTGCATCTTGCTTTCATCATGCTTCATGCAGGTACCATATTAGACATTGCTAACCAAAATTTACCCACGTAGTCTTCATCTGCCTGAATAGTAACCACAGGTAAGTGCCTTTCAAGGTACGAATACTCCCAACCGCCCACCGAATGCACTTCATAATCACAGCCAAGTGCAACCGGGCAATACTTTATACTGTTGCGTTCGACAGGAATATCAAAGCGCACTAATACATTGGTAGTATAATCAAGTGTAACAAGGTAACAGATGCGGTATTCATTCACAATCTTGCGCTTAACCGTATAGTAGCGTTTATCTCCTACACGTTTGATGTCATGCACATCGTATTCGCTTTGCATCGAGT